ATCCATTGTTCATCGACACAGAAGGCTCAACATCGAACATGGATGTAGCACGTATGGATAAGCCTACATCATGGACAATGCTTATGAATCAAATTGCATTCGTCAAAGCGAACCCAACAGTTTGTAACACATTAGTCATCGATACAATCGATTGGGCTGAAACATTAGCAATCGAGAGTGTATGTGCTCAACACGGAAAGAAAGGCATCGAAGACTTCGGATATGGCAATGGATACACGTATGTAAGAGAAGAATTTGGAAGATTCTTAAACAAGCTTCAAGAATTAGTAGACATTGGTATCAACGTGGTATTGACAGCACACTCTCAACTTCGCAAGTTTGAACAGCCTGATGAAGATGGCGCTTATGATCGCTACGAATTAAAACTTGGTAAGAAGACGAGCTCACAAACTGCCCCAGTTGTAAAAGAATGGTGCGACTTACTTTTATTCTGTAATTACAAAACTGTGGTAATGACATCAGAAACTAAGAAGAAAAAAGCACAGGGTGGTAAACGTGTCATGTACACTACACACCATCCAGCGTGGGATGCTAAGAATCGACACGGACTCCCAGATGAGCTGCCAATGGAATATGCTGCAATTGCTCATATTTTTGAATCAAGTAAACCTAAGGCTGTTGAGACGGTAGCTCCTCAAAACGTGGGCGTTGGAAAAGTAGTAAGCGAACCACAAGTTGATGAGCAAGTTCCCTCAGTTGATGAAGTTATCCCAACAGGAACGAGTGGAGCAGAAACTCAAGGAGATCCGTTCCCTATTAAAGAACCAATCAATATACCAGACTCTATTCCAAACAGTCTTAAAGATTTAATGCTTCAAAATTCAGTAACTACTGAAGAACTACAAGCGATGGCATTTAGTCGCAAACACTTCCCAAAAGATACGCCGATTGAAAACTTCCCATCAGATTATTGGGACTTCATCGTTGCTCATTGGGACGAATCAATGCAAGTAATCACTCAAAATAGAAATTTATTTAAATAAGAAAGAGGTAAACAATTATGACAGAATACAACAACAACTTTGAACGTGAATTTGGATGGGATGATGTTATCCAACAAGACCAAGAATTCGTACTTCTACCAGAAGGACTATACGAGTTTACAGTAACAGGATTTGAACGAGCACGACACACTCCAAGTGGAAACGGAAAGCTTCCAGCGTGCAACAAAGCAATCGTATCGGTTGAAGTGGTAGCCCCTCAAGGGAAAGTAACAATGAAACACAATCTATTCTTACACAGCTCAACTGAAGGTATGTTATCAGCGTTCTTCGGAGCAATCGGACAAAAGAAAAAAGGTAGTCCACTTCAAATGAATTGGAACGCAATCACGGGAGCTCGTGGAGTGTGCAAAGTAGGTATTAGAACTTACAACGGGAACCAATACAACGAAATTAAATCAATGTATTATCCAGAAGATGTTAATTCAGATCATGTGTTGAATCGTACTCAACAACCAGTACAACAATTCCAACCAACTCAACAAGCACAACAACCAACTCAACAATGGACAGGTGGAGCGTTCTAATGGAGGGACATTGAATGGAATTACGAAAGTATCAAGAAGAGGCTCGTGAGTCTATTCAAAAAGAATGGGCAGAAGGTCGAAAAAAGACTCTTCTCGTTCTTCCAACAGGATGCGGAAAGACGATTGTATTTTCAAAAGTAATTGAGGACAGAGTGAGAATGGGCGAGAGAGTTCTCGTCCTCGCTCACCGTTCTGAGCTGCTAGACCAAGCGAGTGACAAGCTTCTCCAAGCGACAGGACTTCAAACATCGCTCGAGAAAGCAAGTTCCACAAGTCTTGGTTCATGGAATCGTGTGGTTGTAGGGTCCGTTCAAACCTTGCAGCAACCAAAGCGACTCGCAAACTTCGAGAAAGATCACTTCAATACAATTGTGGTGGATGAAGCTCATCATTGCATCTCAGATGGCTATCAACGTGTGCTCTCACACTTCGATAGTGCGAATGTGCTCGGTGTGACAGCTACTCCAGACAGAGGAGATATGCGTAATCTAGGGACATACTTCGACTCGCTAGCCTACGAATACACTCTGCCTAAAGCCATCAAAGAAGGCTATTTGAGCCCAATCAAAGCACTCACGATTCCGTTGAATCTCGACCTTTCAAGCGTATCGATGTCACAAGGTGACTTCAAAGCGAGTGATGTTGGGAATGCGTTGGACCCGTATCTCGAACAGATTGCAAACGAGATGATGGAACATTGCAAGGATAAGAAGACGGTCGTGTTCCTTCCATTAGTAAATACATCCAAGAAGTTCAGAGACATCTTGAACTCGAAAGGATTCAAAGCTGCGGAAGTGAATGGCGAATCCAAAGACAGAGCAGAAATCTTAGAAGATTTCGAAAACGATAAATACAACGTACTATGCAATTCGATGCTTCTTACTGAAGGATGGGATTGTCCATCGGTGGATTGCGTGGTCGTGCTTAGACCGACAAAGGTTCGCTCGCTCTATTCTCAAATGGTAGGGCGTGGAACTCGATTGTTCCCAGGTAAGACACATCTCTTGCTCCTCGACTTCTTATGGCATACAGAGAAGCACGAATTGTGTCGCCCAGCCCATCTCATTGCGGAGAACGAGGAAGTTGCAAAAGCGATGGTTGAACGTACTGAGGAGAACACAGGAGCAGAGTTTGAGCTTCTTGAATTAGAAGAGGTCGCAAAAGAAGATGTGACCGCACAACGAGAAGAAGCACTTGCGAAACAACTCGCTGAGATGCGAAAGAGAAAACGCAAGCTTGTGGATCCGTTACAGTTCGAGATGTCGATTCATGCCGAAGACCTTACAAGCTACGTACCATCATTTGGATGGGAGATGAGTCCTCCTTCAGACAAGCAGCTCCAAACATTAGAACGACTCGGAATCATGCCCGATGAGATTGGCAATGCTGGGAAGGCTCAGAAGATTCTTGACCGATTATCCAAACGACAATCGGAAGGTTTAACAACACCAAAACAAATCAGATTATTAGAACGATATGGATTCAGAAATGTAGGGATGTGGCAATTTGAAACAGCCTCAAAACTCATCAATCGCATTGCTGCGAATGGGTGGAGAGTCCCTCACACAATCGATGTCCATAGTTACAAAGGAGAGTGATTGAGTGGAAGAAAGCAACTTACTTGAATTATTAGAATACATCGACCCCTCAATTCTCAACTATCAAGAATGGGTGAACGTGGGAATGGCTCTCAAACATGAAGGCTATTCGGCATCAGATTGGGAGTCTTGGTCGGCTCGAGATTCGGGACGATATCATCCTGGAGAGTGTTTCAAAAAATGGGACTCATTCCAAGGTACAGGCTCACCAGTCACAGGAGGAACAATCTTCCACATGGCTGTAGAACATGGATTTGAGCCTTCGAGACTACATGATGATGGCCGAGGTGCTCTCGAGTGGGATTCATCGATTCAATATGATAATGACTATAAATTTGTTGATAAAGCGTGGATTGATGGTAAGGAATTCCACGAACCAAAGAATTGGAATCCAGTTCAAGAAATCATTCGATACTTAGACACGTTATTCCAATCAGATGACATAGTGGCATATTCAACACAATCTTACGCTAAGACGAACGCTGAGACTGGAGAGGTTGAGAAGTATCTTCCACATCGTGGAAATTACGACAGGACCGCAGGAAAGCTCATAGACGAGCTTGAACGATGCAATGGCGACATTGGTTCAGTTTTAGGCGATTACAACGAGAAGGCAGGAGCATGGGTCCGATTTAATCCCATGGATGGGCAAGGGGTCAAGAACGATAATGTCGTAAGTTATCGTTACGCTCTTGTGGAATCGGACAACATGGATTTAGAAAAGCAGAACGCAATCATGCGAGAGCTTGAACTTCCAATTGCAACACTCGTGTACAGCGGTGGCAAGTCCATCCATGCAATCGTTCGAATCGAAGCAGCAAACAAAGAAGAATACAAAAAACGTGTAGATTACCTATACAAGATTTGTAAAAAGAACGGACTCAATGTTGACGAACAAAACAAGAACCCTAGTCGATTGAGTCGTCTCCCAGGGTTCATTAGAGATGGAAAGAAGCAATTCATCATTGACACGAATATCGGACATAAGTCATGGGATGATTGGTATCAATACATTGAAGATTTGAACGATGAATTGCCAGATCCAGAAGGACTAAGCGAGACTTGGGACAATATGCCAGATCTTGCTCCCGAGCTTATCAAAGGTGTACTCAGACAAGGTCACAAGATGTTGATTGCGGGACCTTCGAAAGCTGGGAAGTCATTCGGGCTCATCAATATGTCGATTGCAATCGCTGAGGGCTCGAAGTGGTTCGGTTGGGAATGTACTCAAGGAAAGATTCTATATGTCAATCTCGAGCTTGATAGAGCCTCATGCTTGCACCGTTTCAAGGATGTATATGCAGCAATGGGCATCGAGCCTCGAAATGTATCTAATATCGATATATGGAACTTGCGTGGGAAGACAGTACCAATGGACAAGCTCGCACCTAAGCTCATCAGACGAGCCCACAAAAAAAGCTATATTGCGGTGATTATCGACCCAATATACAAAGTTCTAACAGGGGACGAAAATAGTGCGGATCAGATGGCTCACTTCACGAATCAGTTTGACAAGGTAGCGACTGAGCTAGGATGTTCAGTCATCTACTGTCACCACCACTCAAAAGGGGCACAAGGTGGCAAGAAATCAATGGACCGTGCAAGTGGCTCTGGTGTATTCGCTCGGGACCCCGATGCTCTTGTCGATTTAGTGGAATTAGAGCTCACGGATGAGATTATCCAACAACGATGCGACCAATTGGCTTGCGACATCTACAAGGATGCCATCAATCGCATGAATCGACCATATATGGAACAATACATCGGTTTAGACGATTTAAGAAGTCCATATCAAATGCGTAATCACTTCGAGAAAGCGGTCGTGAACATCCAAGATAGATGGCAAACGAACGAGCTCATCAATCGAGAAACAAGCAAGATTCAAACGATGTCAGCGTGGCGTGTGGATGGAACGCTTCGAGAGTTCGCTAAGTTCAAACCAAGAAATGTGTGGTTTAGTTATCCACTTCATATTGTGGATGAAACAGGAATCCTCGATGATATCGAATTGGATGATTCAAAAACACCACCGTGGAAAAAGAACTTTGATAAAAAGAAACAGGACAGAAAAGAAGAACGAAAAATCGCTTTCGACACAGCGTACTCAGTTCTAAATGATGGACTCGCTCCAGTCACTTCAGAGGCACTTTGTGAATATTTGGGCATATCTGAGAAGACTCTCAAGAGACGAATCAAGGAAATAAATGGGTATGAATTAGAGGGTGAGAATGTCGTTCTCAAAAAGTAAATTCGGAAAATATCCTATTTTTGGACAGGACAAACTCGAGGACAGACATCGGGACAGACAGGACAAAACATCGACTTTGTCCGTGTCCACGAGATAAAAATGATGCACCTAAAAGGTGTACTTGGACAGGACAAACTCGGGACAAACTTCGACTTTGTCCAAGAACGGACAACCTATAACCCTAAGAGGGTGTAATTGGGGAATGTCCGAAGAATCGTCCATCGTCCATGATAGGAACAGAACAGGTGGGCTTTAGACTCCGCCCACCATGTCTGTCCTTTCTACCATGGACAAAAGCGAAAATAAAAAAAGAAAAGTCTGTGTGGAATTTCACAAACTTAA